TTCCATCACTATTTCCGGACGGGACGCCGAACAGGGCCGGAGGGCCTCCGGACGCGACGATTCGAGCGCCGAAAGCGGGCGAGGACCTGAGTTTTCTGTCAGGGACGGGCAAGAGCTATGCGAGCAATTATACGCGCGGCGGCGGGTCGAGTACCGTGCAGGTGCACAGCACGATAAATATGGACGGGCGCAAAGTGGCCGAGGCCGTAACGGAGCACCAGGCGAATGAGGCAAGCCGGTCGCTATCGTCGGGGTATTTCGATTCGAGCCATGCGGCGCCGGCGGTTGGGCTGGGATGAGGCAGTGAGCAGTGAACAGGAAAGATCAGGAAGATTGCAAAGTGGGAAAATATCTCGAAAAATGCGGTGATGAGAAGCGCGATCGCGCAATAAAAAGCGGCGCCGTAATGCCAAGAGTGGGAATTCTGCTTTTGTCTGCTCACTGCTCACTGCTCACCGCTCACTGTTCACTGGGGTTTCTATGCCTCCTGATACGACTGTGCAGCTTGGCCCTTTTGCTTTTCGGGAGACCGAAGTTCCGGAGAAGATCCCGTGGGGCGGGAAGCAAAAATGCGCCGTGCACGATCTGATCGGCGGCGTGCGCCAGGTGGACGCGATGGGCCGGGCCGAGCGGGACATCGCCTGGGGCGGCCTGATTATGGGTCCCGACGCGATGGACCGGGCGTTGCAGCTAGATACTTTGCGGGCACAGGGTAACGCGCTTGCGTTAAGCTGGGGGCGGTTGTCGTATCTGGTGGTGATTGAAGATTTCGAGCCGGTCTACGAGCGGTACTATCAGATACCCTATCATATTAACTGTTTAGTTGTAGCCAACAACACGACGCCGGCGGCTCAGCCGGACAATACCAACCTAGACGATGCGATTTCCGACGATATGACGAGCGCCGGCGCGATGGTGCCGAGCGTTGGAGACCCGACGCTGACTTCCTTATGGGGGACGTTTTCGACGGCGGTGGGCGCGGTTACGAGTTTTGTGAATGCGGCCGGGAGCGTGATTGCGCCGCTGGTGCAGATGCTTGCGGCGGTGCAGGCGCAGGCGGCGTTTCTGGAGACGGCGGTGGAGAGTGCGTTGTCGGGCGTTGGGGCGATTGGAGTGCTGGGAGCGGTGCCCGGGATGACCGTGGCAGATATGAGCGCGGCGATTGGAGCGCTTGACCAGATGCAGGCGCTTGTTGCGCTCGCGGGATACCTGGGGCGGATCGGCGCCAACTTCGGGGCGGTTTCGCAGAGCGGCGCTACGGTTGTGACCGCGGGCGGGGACCTCATTGCGATCGCGGCGGCGCAGTACGGACAGGCGCAGGCGTGGACTACGATCGCGGCGGCAAACGATTTGAGCGATCCGGTGATACAGGGCGTGCAGACGCTGAAGGTGCCGAGTACGTCGGATCAAAATGATGGAGTGCTGGAGAGTTAAGGGCAGTGAGCAGTGAACAGTGAGCAGTGAACAGAAAAAGCTGGCTCACGCGGAAACGCGGAGTGCGCGGAGAAAGACTGATGGTCGGAACAAGGGTTTATCCTAATCCCGATGGTTCTTTCCGATGGCTCAAGCGGGGTGAGTATATCTTTGTTGATGGTGAATGGTACGCCCGAGTGCCGGACCCTCGAACAAACGACATGGATATGTCGAGTCTGAGAGGGCATGTGGTGGTCGAACATGACGATGGCACTATCACCGTCAGCCCCTCCATAGGGCATCATGGCCGGGACGAAAATAATCAAGAAGTATATTGGCACGGATTTTTAGAACGAGGTGTTTGGCGAGAGGCTTAATGGCCTCCGCGATCTCCGCGTCTCCGCGTGAAGGGGTTTTGGATGTCGTGGCCTTGCAGGTTGATCGAATGGAAGAAAGAGATGAGCGGACCGGGGAAGCTGCAGGCCGGGGATATGTGGTTTCATGATGAGCGATGGCGAGATGAGAGCGGATATTATGTCTGGCCGTTTATGTTCTCGAAGGCGCCCAGGTTGAGCGATTTTTATAAGCAGAATAATGCGGGACGCGAACCGCTGCTAGTTTGGCTGCCGGGCGGGACCGTATTCTGCGTGGACGCGATGTGCTGGGAAGGCGCCAGGCTTTATGGGGGATGGCAGGTGACGGGTGAACCTCCACTTATCACGGTGAGTCCGAGCATCAATATAAAAGGCTTATACCACGGGTGGATCCAGAACGGGGTGATTTTAGACGATTGCGAGGGGCGGACTTATGCCGACAATTAATCCGCTGCCGGCGAAAAATGCGCTCAGGCTGCCTCGCGGGATCGTGAAGGTGAACGGGACGATGCTGCCCGGCTGGATCGAATGGGAAGTGAATAACAACACACACCGGCAGGCGGATACTTTCAGGGTGATGTATGCGTGCGGGCAACTGCCAACTGCAAATAATGCGGCGTGGCTGACGGCGCAAACGAAGATCAGCGTGCAGATATATGCGGGCTTTCCTAAGAACCCGGCGCAGTTCGGCATATCGGAGCTGACGTTGTGGATGCAGGGCAATTGCGACGGGCAGAGCTACGATCCGGCGCAGAACACGATCGAGCTGAACGGTAGAGATTTGACCAGCGAGCTGATCGATACGAAAACAAGCGAACAGTTTTTGAATCAACAAGCCTCTCAAATTGCCGCGACGATTGCGGCCCGGCACGGATTTGCAGCCGACGTCGACGCGACGGGAACTCAGGACGGGACATTCTACGAGATCGATCATGCGCGGCTAAACGATGCATCGAGCGAATGGGACCTGTTGACGGAGCTTGCCGATAACGAAGGCTATAACGTCTGGATGACCGGGAGTACGCTTCATTTCAAGGTGCAAGACGCTGCGAGCTCGGGGACGTACGGGATCGTGTGGACGCCCAGGCCTAAAGGCGGAGGGGTCCCGCAGGCAAACCTCACGACGCTTAAATTCAACCGCAATAATATGATTTCGCAGAAGAATACCCAAGTGACGGTAAGGTCCTGGAATGCGAAGCAGAAGGTGAAATTCACCGGGACGGCGACGGCCAACCGGCCCAATTCGGTCGGGACCCTCGCCTATATTTACAACGAGCCCGGCCTGAACCAGGACCAGGCGAACACGCGGGCGAAAGAAAAGCTCAAAGGGATAGTGCGAAACGAGATGTGCCTGAGCGGGGAGCTACCCGGAGATAATATTTTGACCGTCCGGAACCTGGTGAATGTGAGCGGGACCGGAACGGCTTACGACCAGACCTACTGGCCTGTGAGTGTTTCGAGGCGGATGGATATGGGAGGCGGGTACAAGATGAGCCTCGAGGCGAAGAATCACAGTCCGGAGACGGAAAGGGACAGCTAGGGGCAGTGAGCAGTGAGCAGTGAGCAGGAAAAGCAATGAACCACGGGTGGACACGGACGCACACGGATGAAGGGCAAAGTGAAGAACCGGATGCGGGGCTGATTCACTTCGTTGGGGCTGGGTCGCGCCGGGCGCGTGCTGATTGTCAATGCGATAATTGCGGCGAAGCCATACCTGAGAGGGATGTTTATTGGGCTTATCCAGGCGCTATTATCTGCAAGAATTGCAAGGTTGAATCATGAAAGCGATCGGGAAGCTTATGAACGCCATGCGGGCGCAGGCGAGCCTTGCGGGCGGAACGAAGGCCGACGAGAAGGACGGGACGATCACGTCCTACGATCCGAACGCCTATGCGGTGAAGGTGATGATCGAGCCGGACGGATATGAGACGGGTTGGATACCATTGCCGTCCTGCTTTGTGGGAAAAGGCTACGGGGCCTATTTCGGGCCGGAGATCGGGCAGGCGGTATCGGTTACATTTGCCGAGGGCGACAAGGACAACGGGCGGATAAGCAAGTTTTTTTTCAATAACGTCGAGGTCCCGATCGGGGGCGCGAACGCGGTACAAAGCGGGGAGATCCTGCTTGCGGATAAGCTGGGGAATTCGATCCGGTTTAGTCCGGTGCAGAACAAGTTGATTATTGCCGCAGGCAAAGAAGCCGACCTGAACGTCGGGACGAATCTGAATGTGGTTGTGGCGGGAAACATGACGGTTACTGTGACGGGAAACCTCAATATTACGGCGGCCGGGGGTGATATCGTCGTAAATGGGATCAGCCATATAAATCATGTGCACGGGAGTGTGGCGACCGGAAGCGGCCAGAGTTCGAAGCCGATAGGATAGAGGCTACGTGGACGAGGTGGACGAGGTGGACGGAGTGGACGTTTCTCGGCATCTTGGCATCTCAGCATCTCTGCGTATCCGCGTGAAGGGTGTTTAAATGGTGCAGCAATTGTTAAGCGATATCTGGCAGATCTGGTCGACGGACCTCACGGCGTCCAACTCCGGGGACCTGAAGACGGCCACCGGAACGGATCGCGGACAGCAGCGGATAATCAGGCGGTTCATGACCAATCCGGGCGATTACCTTGAGGACCCGACTTACGGCGCCGGGCTTCCGCAGTATGTGGGCGCGCTGCAGAGTCAGGACGTGCTCGATAAGGTGTCGGGGACATGCACAGCCCAGGTGCTCATGGAGGCAGTCGTGGCGCCAACGCCCGCGCCGGTTGTGACGCTCCAGCAATTGCCGGATTTTTCGCTATGGGTTTCGGTGCAGTATACGGACGCCGAGACGGGAGCGCCTCAAACGCTTTCGTTTAATGCGAGTAGCGATTGAGGAAGTTAAGAATTTAAGAACTGGGGGATTTTAATTCCTGAATTCCTGAATTCTTAAATGGGGAATTAGAAAACATGCCTCTTAATACGCAGACACTTACTCAACTGATGCAGACGGCGGCGGCGGCGGTCCAGGGAGCGGCGGCGCCCCTGGTGGATTTTACCGTAGGTTCGATCTGCCGGGCGCTGATGTTTGCCGGGAACTGCATTGCTCTTTGGTTGCAGGGGCTGATTTTGCAGGTGGCGGCACTCACCCGGGCGGCGACGAGTAACGAGGGCGACCTCGATTCGTGGTTGAACGATTTCGGCTTCGAGCGGCTGCCGGCGACTGCGGCCACGGGCCAGGTGACCTTTTCTCGGTTTACGGACACGATGCAGGCGGTTGTGCCAGTCGGGTTCGTGGTGCAGACGGCGGACGGGACGCAGACGTACACCGTAAATCTCGATACGACCAATGTGGCCTATAACGCGGCGTTGAACGGTTTTGTGATTGCAGCGGGGACGGCGAGCGTTTCGGTGACGGTGACGGCGCAGAACCTGGGGAGTCAGGGGAACGCGACGGCCGGGGCGATAAATACGCTCGGCCAGGCGATCACCTACGTGGATACGATAACCAATGCGAGTCCCTTTACGACGGGGGAGAACGCGGAGATGGACGCGGCCGCGCGGGTTCGATTCGTGGCGTGGCTCAATTCGCTGAGTAAAGCGACGCTGGTGGCGATTCAGTATGTGATTCAAAGCCTGGGGAATGTGGCGAGCTATACGATCACGGCCAATTATGCTTATAACGGCACCTATCAGCCGGGCTATTTTTATGTTGTGGCGGATGACGGGAGCGGGAGTCCGCCGACGAGCTTTTTGAACGCGGTGAGCGCGGCGGTCGGAGCGGTGCGGGGATTTACGTTGAGCTGGGGAGTGTTCGGGCCAACTGTTGTGACTGCGAACGTGGCGATGACGACGGGGGCGCAGCAGAGCAAAGTGCAGGCGGCCCTGCAAACTTACATCAACGGCTTGGGACTGGGAAATCCCTTGTCATACGCGAGGCTGTCGCAGGTGGCTTTCGATGCGGTGCCGGCGGGATCTTTTGCGACGATTACGAATATAACGCTGAACGGCGGAACGAACGATTTTAGCGCTACAAACCAGCAGGTGATAAGGGCGGGAACGATTACGGTGAGTTAGAAGAGCAGTGAGCAGTGAGCAGTGAACAGAAAAGACCGAGAAGATTGCAAAGTGGGAATTATGCTTCAAAAAACCACCAGGTTAGAAGCCGATCGAATCCGCAGCGAAGCAGCTTTCTGTAGACGAAGTGGGAATATTGGCTTTTTCTGCTCACTGCTCACTGCTCACTGCTCACTGGAGCGAAGCGGCTAATGGCGACTGGCGACCAGAACGATATTTTGAGCAGGCTGCAACGGTATATGCCAAACGGATGGTTCGATGGAGATTCGAACCCGATCCGGGACGCGGTGCTGACGGGGCTGGCCGGGGCTCATGCGTTCGTTTATTCGGCGCTTGCTTATGTCCGGAATCAGACGCGGATCAAAACGGCGTCGGAGGGGTTTCTGGACCTGGTGAGCCAGGATTTTTTCGGCGGGGTACTGCCTCGGAAGATAAACGAGACGGACGCCCATTTTTTGATGAGGATAACCATAAATCTATTCCGGGAGCGGGCGACTCGGCGGGGCGTGATCCTGGTGCTCCAGCAGCTTACCGGAAGGACGCCGATCATCATCGAGGTGCAAAATCCGGGCGATTGCGGGGCGTATGAGGCGCCGAACTGCGGGTACGGGGCGGCGGGACATTATGGATCGATGAGCCTGCCGTATCAGGCGTTTGTGGTTGCGTACCGGCCGAGCACCTCGGGAATCCCGAGCGTGGGCGGATATGGAGTAAACGCGGCGGGACTCTCCGGGGCGGGAATTCTTTTCGATGGGATACCGATCGCTCCCATCATCACGATGGCTCCGGGCGGCTATGGCAGTGGGCAGATCGAATACGGGGATATGGACATGATCATGGGCGCGGTTACCGATGCCGACATTTATGCGGCGATAGCTTCCGTGATCATGGAGGGTACGATTGTGTGGACGCGGCTTAGCAATTAGAGGGGGGAATGGTTTATGGACCGAGTGATGGTGTATCCGGGCGCGATCCCGCTTGAAACCGATATCCTGAATGCTGAAAAGAACGCCTATATGGGGCTCGCGAAACTTGCGGCGGCGCTTTTCGGGACGAGCGCCCTGGTGAACGGGCTTGCGTGCACGCAGAATTCGCCGGCGTCACTTACGGTGTTGATCGGGCCGGGCGAATTCTACTCGCTGCAAAACGTGGACGGGACGGCATACAGCAGCCTGGCGGCCGATACGACGCACCAGATCGTCAAGCAGGGAGTGCTCCTCAATACTGCGCAGCTCTCATGCCCGGCGCCCGGAACGCCTGGATATTCGATCAATTATCTCATCGAGGCGGAGTTTGTCGAAACGGATACGAATGCGGTGGTGCTGCCATATTATAATGCTTCGAACCCGGCGCAGGCCTATTCGGGGCCGGGCGGGGCCGGGACGGCCAATAATACGCTGCGGCAGGATACGATCAGCCTGGTTGCAAAGGCGGGAGTCGCGGCGACGACCGGAACACAGACGACGCCGGCGCCGGATTCTGGGTATACGGGGCTGTGGGTGGTGACGGTTGCAAACGGGCAGAGCACGATCACGAGCGCGAATATTGCGGCCGCGTCGGGTGCGCCGTTTTTGACGGAAACGCTGTTGGCGAAAATCAGCACGGCTACGGGAGACGGGCGATATGTGCGCCAGGTGAATTTCCTCAACCAGGGCAATACGGGCGAGAATGGCCTCGATTATGGCAATGCCATCGGTGGGTTGCCTTCGTGGATTGTTTATAACGGCAACCATACCTATACGTTGACGGTGCCGAGCTGGATGACCGCGATTTATGGGCGCGTGTGGGGCGGCGGCGGCGGCGGCGGAGGGTTCAGCGGGAACAATGGCGGCGGCGGCGGCAGCGGGGGAGGATGCTCGGAAGGCTGGATAACGGGGCTTACGAACGGACAGCAGATTACGATCACGATCGGCGTCGGAGGAGCGGTTAACTCGGGCTCGGGGGCGAATGGCGGGACGAGTTCGATCGGGGCCTATATGTCGGCTACGGGCGGCGCGGGATGCAGTGTGGGTGGTGGCCCCGGAAACGGAGGAACGGGCTTGGGCGGATCAATTAATCTTACGGGCGGAACAGGGGTCGACATTTTAGTGGAAACAACCGGAAGTTACTACGGCCCGGGCGGCGCGGCTCCTTGCGGGGGAGCAGGCGGATCGGGCGGTACCGGAACGAATGGGGATAATGGGCAGGTGCCCGGCGGCGGCGGCGGATCGTACGGGATTTTGGGGACCGGGAATGCCGGATATCCCGCCGGGAACGGACTGGTAATAATCGCATGGTAACGGCAGGAGAAGCATGAAAACATATGCCCGTATTCAAAACGGCGCCGTGATGGAGATCGTGAGCACGGCAGGCGATATTACGACGATGTTTCATCCGGACTTGGTGTGGGTTGACGTCACGGCGAATAATCCTCAGCCTGTGCCGGGTTCGAGTGCGGTAGAAAACGGAGATATTTGGACGTTTTCGCCTCCTGGAGGACCCACACCGGCGCAGCTTTGGGCTGGCTACCAGGCGCAGGCGGTCGCGCTGCTTGCGGAATCGGATAGGGTGGCGAACAGGTGCTACAAGGCGGGCGTTGCCTTTCCCGCGGCGTGGCTGGCTTATGTGCAGGCTCTGAGGAGTATTTTGCGGGCATCTTCGGGCGATCCGACGCAGGCGATGCCTGTGGCTCCGGTATATCCCGCGGGGACTTGAAGGGAGCTTTTGCGCCGCATAGCGTCATTCGGGAGAACAAATCGGGGTGAAGGGTATTTGTGGGGCTGGTAAGGGGTATGTAAGGAGCAAGCGGGGAGGCTGGCACCTCCTTCGGTGCATTCAATATCAGACAGGTCGAAACGACTTATTGTTCGCGCAAAGTAACTAATACGGGGGTGCGTGAGCTACTTATCAGTAATTATAAATGATCGTGGAATTACATCATGCATGACAACGGGGGGATGAAATCGTGGGTGGTTCTTAGCTCAAGATAGCCGCGTTGATTCATTGAATTGAGTCCGGAATAACTTTGAACTTGAATTAAAAAATTCCAGGGTGATCCGTCGAAACGGAACCCTATTTCTGCGTGCGCATGTTGCAGGGAGCGTATGCTGTAATCGTCAAAATATGTTTGAAGGGGTCAAAGATTTTTGCGCTCGGTTTATCGCGTGTTTGAGGCTAGGATTATCGCGCGCCGCTATTCTGGCTGTTCGGCTCCGGTCTATTCTGGCTTGCTGCATTCAAGAAGAGATTCATTGGCTAGCTAATGGCTCCGCATCTCGCGAATTGAAAGGCAGTGTCAGTTTAAGTGGCTCTGCCTTTTTTCCGGTCTTAAGAGAGTACCTATCCGGTTTTCAAAGAGCTTCCCGCAACGATCCGGCTCATACGTTTGAAGCAGCGGCAAGGTCTGGGTCGAAAGAGCGCGACGAACACGGAAAATGGATTAAGCCTCACTCGAAACATCAGCATTGGGTTCCAGGCCACCTCCGAGAGCCGTGAGTTGGGCCAATTGTGGCACCTTCCTTCTCGGCTCTCACCATTTTAACGGATTAACCACCGGGGCCGAAACCGGGCAGGTTGATTCAGGTATTTTTGCGCTTTATACCCCGATCAAGACGCTTCTCCACAACGCAGTACAGCCGTCGCCCGCTTTTGCAGGTTCATAACAAAGATTATCCGAGAGGCACCTTGCCTTAGCGGTGTCTCCGGACTTCCAGAGGTTGACCAGATCGGGCTCCCTAATTAAAGGACGGGACAGTCACTATCATAAGATATAGCGGGTGTCAGATAAAGCCCGGAAGAGAACGGTTTCACAACGGCGGCAGTAACATCTCTACGGTGTATCTACCGACAAAGGAGTACGATCCGATGAAAAATGAGATGGTAACCATCCCGATCACTGAGACTGAAAAAGTTTCAGGGATTCTCTCCATACCCGATTCCGGCACGGAAACGGGGGTCATTATAGCGCACGGCGCCGGCAATGACATGAATCACCCTACGCTCTCATTTTGGGCTGATGGACTGACAAAGGAGGGGTATCTGACTTTACGATTTAATTTTCTTTATCGGGATAAGGGGAAGAAGAGCCCGGACAGTCAGGATGTGTTGTATCGTGCATGGCAGGGTGCATATCGGTTTCTCGCTGAACATCCTGAACACCGGCCAAAGCATATAGTGGCAGCGGGAAAATCTATGGGGGGACGGATTGCATCCCAAATTGTTGCGGAGAAAAAACTTCCGGTAGAGCGGCTTATCTTTCTGGGATACCCGCTACATGCGCCGGGAAAGAAGGAGAGGGTACGGGACGGTCATCTTTATGATATCCCGATTCCGATGCTCTTTTTCGCCGGAACGAGGGACCAGCTTTGTGACCTGCAACTCCTGAGAGAAGTACTGTCAAAGCTGAGTGCGCCGTGGGAATTGGAGGTCATTGAAGGCGGGGATCACTCATTTCATGTGCCAAAATCTTACGCGATAGATCCTACTGAGATCTACGATCTGATTGTCTGTAAGACGGTTGAATGGTTGAGAGGGTGAGTATTTGGGACGAGAGATTCATTTTTCGGCTGCTTTCCCCTTTCTTGGCTGGAATACTTTGGCGCGGGAAGGGAGTTGCCAACTAGAGGAAATTCAATCTTTGACAGACGCTTTACAAAGAATTATTCTCCAAAGCAGTTGCATACTCTCAAACAATTCCTATATGATGGACGTATTTCCGACAATGTCACTAAGATGCCGCATTTATTTTAGATTCCAAGGAGGGGGATAAAAAATGAAGGAAAAAAGCGACATGGACTATATTGCCGTACTGAAGGCTCACGGTTTCCAGGTGACTTATCAGAGACTGGCGATCTATCGGGTGCTGCACAATTCGACGGGACATCTCAGTGCCGAGGAGATCCATCAGAAGGTCATAACACGTTTTCCCATGATTTCTCTTGGGACGGTCTATAAGAGCCTTGAAAAATTCTACGAAGCAGGGCTTGTGCAAAAAGTCAGCACGATGACAGACGTTTCACGATATGAGACCAGGGTCGATTCCCATCATCATCTGTTTTGCATAAAGTGCCAAGCAATTCACGACATCACCGATCCCATTGGGAAAAATAAACTCTTGCTACCGGATGGCCATGGTTTTGAGGTCTTAGAGCACGAGGTTATTGTCCGAGGCTGTTGCCCCAAATGTGTTGAGAAAGAGGCAAACTCATAATCTAAATTTACTCGGATCTCGTCCAAATCGGGTTGCCCCGGCTTCTGATGAGTGGCCGGCTGAACTAGGCTTGAGAGTTATCTCAGATCACTTGCTATGGCAGTAGAAGCGGGTTCCCTTTAATCTCCTGAATGAATTCGTCCGGAGTGTAAGATTTACCACCACTGGCCAGAGTGCCGAGTTGTGTGCTGTGTTGAATTTGTCATCTCCAACATATTCCAACCTGGCAAACCCCAGTTCGAAATACTCTGAAATAGCATTGGGACCAGGGTCGCGCCGTTTTGGGCAAAAATATATTGACCTCTGATACCGGCCGTTCCTGCTTTATTTCTTGCCTCAACCACGATTTGACATTAATGTTAATTGTGGTTGGAGGGGTTCACAAAACAATATGGAAGGATTTGAAGAGTTATGCCTCAAGGTGCTGTAAAGTGGTTCAACGACCAGAAGGGCTTCGGATTCATCACGGTAGAGGATGGCGGCAAA